TTGAATCCAGGTTCTAAGTTAAAAACAGCAGTTACTGGTAAAGTTAAGAAAGGTAGCAAGGCTGCAAAACGTAGAAAGTCTTTTTGTGCTAGGTCAGCAGGACAGATGAAAAAGTTTCCTAAAGCAGCAAAGAATCCTAACTCAAGATTACGACAAGCTCGTAGAAGGTGGAAATGCTAGATGGTTATGTCTAGAGCTAGCTTTGGTGTATTAACAAGAAAAGCACCAGCATCTAAAAAGAAATATGCCAATAAGAAGAAAAAAAGACCCCAAGGTCGGAACAGGAAAAAAACCTAAAGGCTCAGGCAGAAGGTTATATACTGATGAAAACCCTAAAGATACTGTCAGTATTAAGTATGCAACACCCTCTGACGCTAGAGCTACTGTGGCTAAGGTCAAAAGAATTAATAAACCTTTTGCTAGAAAGATACAGATTCTTACAGTTATGGAGCAAAGAGCAAAAGTAGCAGGTAAGAATCAACAAGCTAAAATAGCAAAAGCAGGTAAAGAAGCTATCAGGAGAAAGCATGGCAACTAGCGGAAGAACTACATTTAATCTAGATTTATCAGATATTATGGAAGAAGCCTATGAGCTTTGTGGTCTTACTATGCGTTCTGGATACGATTACAGAACTGCTAAACGTGCTTTAAATTTAATTTTTTTAGAATGGCAAAATAAAGGTTTAAATCTATGGAAAATAGAACAAGCAACACAAACCTTAACAGCAGGCACTTCAAGTTATGCAGCAGAAACCAGTGCACTAGAGATAGTAGATGCTTTTATTCGTACTGACTCTGCCGATACTACCAAACAGTTTGACCAGTTATTAAATAGAATATCTAGGACACAATACAATCATCAGGCAAAAAAACTAAATCAATCAAAGCCAACACAGTTTTATGTAGATAAAGGCACATCAGGCATAAATATAGTTTTATGGTCAACACCAGACGATGCTCAAACATATACATTAGTTTACGACTATATTAAAAGAATTGAAGACGCAGGAGAACCTGCTACTAATAACGCAGATGTACCTGCTAGATATTTACCTTGTTTAACTTATGCACTGGCATTGAATGTAGCAAGCAAGTCTATGGATGCACTACCAAGAATACCAATGCTTAAAATGAGATATGATGAACTTTGGAATGAAGTTAGTGATGCAGATAGAGAAAGAGCATCTGTAAGATTTGTTCCTGATAGTAGTGTTTATAGTAATTACTAATGTACGCAAAAGGTAAGAAAGCATTAGGAATTTGCGATAGATGTGGTTTTACATACAAACTTTCTGAACTTAAATACGAAATAGAAGATAAAGTAAGGAATGGATTGCGTGTGTGTTCAGATTGTTTTGACCCAGACCATCCACAACTTAGAGTTGGTGAACTACAAACCAGTGACCCACAAAGTTTATTTAATGCAAGAGTAGATACAGGAGAAGAAGAATCTACAAGATTGTTTGCATTTGACCCTGTAGGAGGAGGCATAACTCCTTTAGGTTCTAGAACTGTTGGTTTGGATATGCGTGGAGAATTAGGAAATATAACATTGTCTGGAGTTGTTGCAGCATCTCCAACACCATCTCCTTCTCCTTCTCCCTCTCCTACACCTTCACCTACACCAGCACCTACGCCAGCACCTACACCTGCTCCTACACCTGCACCTACACCTTCTCCATCTTATACGACTTATACAGTGACAGTAGGAAATTATTATGGCTCAAATTATTTTTATATAGATGGTGTTAGAGCAGCTACCCTTAATTTGACAGAAGGACAGACTTATAGATTTAGTCAGTCTGATAGTAGTAATAGTGGACATCCATTAAGATTTTCCACTACATCAGATGGTACGCATGGTGGTGGTTCTGAATATACAACTGGGGTAACAACAAATGGTACTGCTGGTTCATCAGGAGCATATACACAAATAGAGGTAGCATCTGGTGCTCCAACATTATATTATTATTGTACGAACCACTCAGGCATGGGAGGTCAAATTAACACATGACATACGCAGAATTAAAAAGTTTAGTACAGAATTATTTACAAAATACAGAAACACAGTTTGTTTCTGATTTACCTAATTTAATTAAACAAGCTGAAGAAAGAATATTAAAGACTGTTAATTTACCAGTATTTAGAAAAAATGTTAGCGGAACATTAACAACGGGAAATCAGTACCTTGCAACACCATCTGATTTTTTAGATAATTTTTCTTTGTCTTATACAGATGCAAGTGCACAAACATTCTTGTTATATAAAGATGTAAACTTTATTAGAGAGGCATATCCAAATGCTTCTACTACAGGCACACCCAAACATTATGCTTTATTTGATGATACAACTTTTATAGTTGGACCTACACCTAGTAGTGATTTTGTTGTCGAATTACATTATTTTTATAGACCAAATTCTATTACAGCAGGTGCAGATAGTGGAACAACATGGTTAGCGACAAATGCTATTAATACTTTATTGTATGGAACTTTATTAGAATCTTATGTGTATATGAAAGGTGAGCCTGATTTGATGGTGCAATACGAAAAAAGATATTTAGAGGCAATAAGTAAACTTAAAAACTTAGGTGAAGGTGATAATACAGTAGATATTTATAGAGATGATGCTGTAAGAGTTGAGAGAATGTAATGTTTACAGTAGATGTTGAATCAAATATAGGTAATGTGGTTGTAGAAACCACACAAAATAAAGGTTTAAGTCCTGAATATTGGACAGAAAGAATAGTAAATAAGATTGTAAGTATTAGTGATAATGCTGACCCTGTAGTTCAAGCACAGGCAAAAGCGTTTAAAGAAGCTATACAAACAGTTGTTTTATTATATATGAAACAAGCTATAGCTAGTGATAGAGCTACTGTAGCAGGTTTATTAGAAAAACAAGGTCATAAAGATATGGCTGATATTATTAGGAGAATCTAATGGCGATTTCGCAAGCTATGTGTACTTCCTTTAAAAAAGAACTTTT